AGAAACGCAGTTCAAGCGTTGACGCTTCAGGCCAGCAAACAACGAGCTGGTCTGTTGTTCGTAGGTGTAGTGCTTACATTTGGGATAGGGGCGGCACTCAGACAAGGCAGGGAGACCAAGAGGTTGGAATCCTAGACACTGTCGTAATCATCCACTACCCGAGAGAAGACGAGTTTCCAAACGCAAAGATGAGAGTTGTTTACGACTACTTTGATCGGGAACGAACGTTGAACATTATCAGCGCACAGGTTAAAGATTCTCGATCTAAAGAGCTGTGGTTGATCTGTAAGGATGAGGACTGATGCCAGCATTTAAACATCATCTCGGTAGCTCGACCAGTTTCGGCGGCGACGCTAACCCTAACGCAATGACTGGGCTGCCAGAGCTAGACGCAACGCTCAATAAGTTTCCGATCCGCTTGCGTAAGATAATGGCAAGAAAAGGAATGAAAGCCGCAGCCGAACCAGTGTTGAGTTTGGCTAAGTCCTTGGTTCCAGTGGACTCGGGTAAGCTCCGAGACAAAATGCGTATCTATTCGGCACGACTAGGAAAGAAACAGAGACGGGTTGCAGTTGGTGCTTCGGTGAGTTGGCCTAAAAGTAAAACTTCGCCTGGCAAGTACGCAGCGGCTGTAGAGCTTGGAACAAAGAACCAACCAGCTCAACCTTTTTTACGGCCAGCAGTTAAGGCTGCTGCTCCAATGGTCAAACAAATATTTAAGCGTGAAATGGCTCGGCTAGTTACGGAGACGGCGATCAAAGTCAGGCCGAAGAATGTCTCATGAGTGATATAGGCGTAGGAGTTCGAACATACTTAGTAAGCAAGTCGTCAGTTACTGCGCTTGTTTCTACCCGAGTATTCCCGTCGGTATTACCGCAGGCCGCTACGTTACCCGCTGTGGTTTACACGGTTGTCACGGGCGTACCTAACGACGACGTTCTCGGCTCAAGTGGGAGCGTTACAGCAGGCATACAGCTAGACGTCTACTCGGACAGCCACATTACAAGCAACAACATCGGGGAGCAAATCAGATTAGTGATGCAGGGCTATAGCGGCACAATGGGGCGCGAGACTGTTGGAGCAGTGCGTTTAACTAACCGTTATGAGATGTATGAGAAGCCGGTTGACGGTTCCGACCTCGGACGGCATCGGGTTTTACTTAGCTTCGACATTACTTACGTCAACGAGATACCAACTTACTAACGATTTTTTTTCTTAGGCAGGAGAAGGATTGCATGAAAAATGGCACTCAACAATTACGCTTCACAGGGAGCCTCGGTAGCTTTCGGCACGTCCGGCCTAACGGGAAAAGTCACGTCAATTGGATCGGTTGAACAGAGCCGAGACGCTCTCGATATCACTGATCTGTCGGTAACGGCTGGCGGCTCTCGCTTGTTCATACCTTCCGACATTTACGACCCTGGCACGTTCGATGTAGAGTTTCTATACAGCGCTGCTCAGGCTCTGCCTAATATCGCAGCCATTGCTGAAACGATAACGATCACTTGGCCGAAGGCAACGACTTCTGGCTCTGCTGCAACCTTTGCAGGAACTGGGTTTATTGCATCCCGCGGAACAGCCGAAGCTGCTCCCGGCGAGCTAATGAAGATGACAGTCAGTGTCCAATGGGACGGGGAAACGGCTCCAGCTTACTCAGCCGGTAGCTAAATAATTAATAAGGGGAAATTAATATGATAAGCATCGCAGAACATCCAAGCACAATCGCACAGCGCAAGCAATTCGAGGAGGCTGATCCACCGATTACGGATAAGCCGCTTGCCGCTGCGGATCAAATGGCAATTTATTTCGAGGACGATCTAATCGGTTTCGCAAGTAAGGCCGAGGGAGGATGTATTAATCTGATTGTTAACTTCGACGAAGCCGACGCCGACCGAATTCGAGCAGAGGTAAGTGACTTAATGGGAGTGACTCACGACAAGCTGAGCATGATCCCAGAAGTCTCTTCTGATGATTTGGAGGCCGACGATGAAGATAGCGAGTAGAGATGCTTTAATCCAGTTGTGTCAACGACGCTACGCCGAGATTGAACTCTCGGACGTTGGCGTTGCTGTACGCATTCAGTCGCTCAGTGAAAAAGAAAAGTCTGACTATGAGACTGTACTGATTTCAAAGAACGGCAGAGGCATATTAAAAGACCGGCTGGCAGATGCAACCCGTCGCTTAATTGCCTTGTGTGTTGTGGACGAGAACGACAAACGTGTTTTTACTGACAATGATTTAAGCGTCATTTCAAGTATGGACGCAGCCGTTGCTTCTCGCATCTACGATGCGTGCCAAGAGCATTGCGGATTTAATCGGGGGGATATTGAAGGCGCAGTAAAAAACTCCGAAGCGGTGTCGGTTCAAGACGAAGATTCGCCTACCGATTAGCACTAGCTCTCGGTTATGTGGATGTTGACCTGATGCTGGAACAAATAACGCCGGAACAGTTCGACGAGTGGCTTGCATTCGGCTGCTACGTTGAGCCATTCGGTCACGAGATTGACTGGTTGAGAACTGGAACCGTTGCCGCAATGTTGTACGCAGCAAACGGCGGGAAGGGCAGCGGAACCAACCCAGCCACTTACATACCAAAGATGACGAAGTCGAAGAAATCGACCATTGATACGTTTAGAAAGCAAATGCAGGAGAGGTATTCATAATGACCGCAATCGCCACCCTTGCCGTTAACGTCGTATCAAATACAGGCGGTTTGACTAAAGGCCTGTCAAAGGCTCGCAGTTCAATGAACCAGACGGGATCGTCGTCGGGTAAGCTCGGCGGTATGCTCGGCAAAATGAACCCGTTAATGATTGGGATCGGAGCGGCTGCTGCCGGTGCTGCGGTCGCTGTTGCAAAGATTGGCGCTGCAATGTCTCGGTTAGACGAGATCGGCAAACGCTCAACCTCTCTAGGAATTCTGCCCCAGCAATTAATGGCGTTTAATAATGCTTCCGTTTTAGGCGGGGTAGGTGCTGACAAGATGAGTAAAGGGTTGCAGAAAATGCAGCGAGGCGTCGGTGAGGCGGCGCTTGGTGTTGGAACGTTAAAAGTAGCGCTTGACGAGATGAACATTGATGTTGATAAGTTTAAGCATCTTAGCCCAGATGAACAGTTTAAAACCTTCGCAGATTCGATTGCAAAAATTAAGAATCCTGCCGAGCGTGCAGCACATGCTACGAACATCTTCGGCAAAGCTGGAGCTGACTTGATCCCAATGCTTTCAGAGGGTCGAGCTGGAATTGAGGCTATTGAAAAAGAAACCGAACGGCTGCAAGGCACGATGAGCCAAATGGATATTAAAGCCGTTGAAGACTCAAACGATGCTTGGGCGAAGTTCGGAATGGCAATGGAGGGGATTTGGAACCAGCTTGCGGTTGCAGTAGCTCCAGCACTGGAGGCCGTTGGTAATTTACTAGCGGGTATTGCTGGTTCCGTCGCTCGCATTGTGGATGCTTGGAACGACTACTGGAAGACGGACGCAGATCGCGCAGCGGAAGGGCAGGCTGAGCGTTTAGCGGAACACGAACGGAAAGTTGCAGCAGCCTTTGACGAACAAACTAAGGCCGCCGAAGAAGCCGCCAAAGCTCGGGAGGAATTAGAGAAGAAAGGAGTTGCCCTGGCTGAATCGCTGAAGACACCGGTCGAAATGTACAACGACAAAATTGCAGAGTTTGATTCGTTGCTAAAAGAAGGTGCTATTACTTGGGAGACGTATAAGCGAGCTGCGAAGAAAGCGACGGACGAGCTTAAACGATCCGAGGAATTTAAGAAGCGTGAAATACAAGCAAGCGAACGGCAAGCAGTCGGGGTCTCTCTACGAGGCTCAACCTCC